CGATAATCTCCCAGTAACCTCAACAGCATCTGGAAACATTTTTTTACATTCATCTACAATTTGATGAAGATTACAGAACAGAATTATTTTTTCACCTGATTCTACGACTTCCTCTACAAACTCCTTTACTTCGTTAAGTTTTCCCCTAGCAGATATTTGCTTCAGGACACCCATTTTAACCATGATTTCGCCCTGCAGCTTTTTAGCAATATCAGCATCATCACATCCTTGTTCTTCGAGCCACCTAACAAAATCATTTTTGGCTTTATTATATTCTATTCTTGTAGTAATATCACAAAGAATTGTTTGACGTTGTTTTTCCGGCAGATCTTTGGCCACATCCTTTTTTTCCCGTCTGAAATAACAATATTGATAAAGCATATAGTTAAGTTCTTTTAAGTTTGAAGCACCAGACCCACCGGCACAATACCTTTCTTTAAATACTTTTTCACTTTTTAATTTACCGATTATTGCAAGCTGAGGCATTGCCTCAATTGGTCGGTTCGGGACCATTGTACCTGTTAAACCTATTCTATATGTTTTACCTAAAGCTACTTGTAAGGCAATTTTAGTCTGTTGAGATGAAGGATTTTTCAACCGGTGTATTTCATCAATTATTATGGATTTAAACATTTTGATTCTTTCATCCATTACCATTTCTGAAGATTTGAACCGGCCTTTAGGCATAGACTTTACAAAGAATTTTTTCAACGATTCATAGTTCACTATAAATACATTATTTAGCCCCATTTCATAAAACCTGTTCCAGGTATCCTTGTTCTTATCATCTAAAATCAGAGCATCAATATTGGCCCACATTTTCCATTCTCTACGCCAGTTTATTTTTGTAGTTGATGGAGCGATTACCAAACATGGAAATACATCTTCGCCCTTTAAATGTGCTGCATAAATGGTAGCTAATGATTGAAGTGTTTTTCCGAGCCCTTGCTCATCACCGTTAATGAACCTTTTTAATTCTAATCCCCGGGCAATACCTTGAAGCTGATATGGCCTGGGGATAAACCCATTTTCAGAATTGGTAATATTTAATTCAAAATTCAAATCCGGCATTGGAGGAATTACCCCGGTAACTTCTTGGCGGACTATCGACTACAACCCACTGTGCGCGTGTAAGTTTTTGAACATCCTCCAGTTCTTTCCTTTTAGAAATTGGAACTAACCAGATTTTCTTTGACCACGAAAATCTACTACCATCAATTTTTTTGATTTTATTTTCATTTCCTGTTTTAAATCTGTCAAATTCTATTCTGACATGAAATTCTGTTGGATGTTCAATAATTTGCATATAATTATATTTTAGTCTTCATCAAAAGCACTTATATTTTCGCTTGCTTTCTTTAATGATTTAGAAGTTGTTTTAATTTTTTTGGTTTTACCATCTTTTCCAGAGGTTGTAATTGTCAATTCAACTCCCTCTTGATCCTCCTGATCCTCTTCAGAAAACATTTCTAATTGTTTTCTTGGAGCCTGTTTCCCTTCCATATAGAGTAGAACTTCTCTTTTTAGTTCATCAACCAGATATGAAAGTTCTTGTACGAACTTATAATCAGTCAAGTTGTCCAGATCTACCAGGTAAGTCGAAAATGAAATTGAATCTTTTGTAGCCAGGGTTTTACTTCTTGATAGTGAAACAAAGTTCAATCCCTTCTTATCAAGCACTGAAAATTCGTTTACATGGAATTTATACAGATGTGGTTCGATTGCTTCCTCAAAGGGCTTGAAAAGATATTCTTCCGGATCATCAATTGCCATTTTTGCAAGTTCTACCGATATCTCTTCGGTTATTAATGCAAAATGTGGAATCAGCTTTCGGAAGCCTTTATGCAAATCCTCATGGATTGGTGCATCTGATTGGGTCTTAATTGTGTTGTTTACATCAGTGTCTTTTTGCTCAAATTCATAGTTCAAGAAAAGTCCATTTCTGATAGACGCTTTTTTAATAACAATGTTCATAGTAATTTTTATTTTAGATTAATAAAGTATTCTTTGTATTTCCCTTCGACATATACATCCTTAACCGGGACGTTCCATGTGTCTTTCAGGTCTTTTATTCTGCGTCTCAAATCCCCGATACCGTATTTGAGAAGTGCTTTTGTAGTAGTCAGTCTTTCCCCTCTTAAAAGGGCTTCATAAACGATTCGGCATTGATTTGAAAACTTTTCTTTATTCGCTTAGAAATGCTCTTGATTGCTTACTTTATTTTCAACATGAGAAAGCTTGGTAAAATCAATTTCTAAGTCCATTATAAATACTGTTTATTATTTTCAATTTGAATTTCAATTTCTCGCAATAGAACCAAGTCTTTAGGTTCCGGCAGGTATATTCCGGCTTGCTTAACAGAAAAGTCTCTAAATCGATCAATGGCGACTGAGAGTTCAGCTGTATCTAAATTGGCTGTACTCCGATATTCTACCCGGGTTTCTCCGGTTATTCTGTTAACGTAATCATATTCAAAAATGCTTTTGTTTACGTATTTCTTGAAAACTTCTTGTTTTATATATTCCAAAGTTTCGCCGTATTCAAAAGCATACCATGATAGAATTAAGTGGAGATAATTATTTTGATTCAGAGAGCGCTTAGGTCTTTTTTCTTTTAATTCAAATACTTTCTTTGTTGCAATCAATTGACGTATTTTCACAAGCGCTCTCTGAATGTCAATCTCCTTTTCAGGATTGTACAGCATGGGTTTTTGGGTTTTTGTTTTTTCGTACCATTTTAAAAAGGTGTTTTATTAAAATCTATCATCATTCCGTTTGATGCAACAGTTACATTTTTCCCTGTTAATTGGGTAACTTCTTTTTTGAATTGCCTTTCATCGGAATTACTATCAGATAGATGAATAAGCACAATGTTATTTACTGCCGATAAATCATTTGCTGACAACATATCTTTACAGTTGGCCAATGAGAAATGTGATTTTAAAATACGGTTTCTCAAAAATTCTTTTCCGCTATCGGGCCCAAACTTTCGATCAATAATTTCTTTTGAATAATTGGCTTCTATAATAATATTGTTCAAGCCGGGAAAAGTGTATTTACAATAATAGGTGTCAGTAAGAAAAAGTATTTTACCACAATCTGTATGCTCAATTAAAAATCCCATTGGTTCTGTAGCATCGTGTTTTACATCAAAAGCCATTATCTTGAAGTTGCCAATATTAAAAGTTTGTTTAGATTTGATGACATGCTTACGATGCCCGGAAGATGGAAAAATTACAGAATCAAATGTGCCTTTAGAAGCATATACATTTATTCCTAAATCCAGTACTTTCTGAACAGATTTAAAATGGTCTCCATGTTCGTGGGTAACAATACATCCACCAATTTTACTATAATCAAACATCAATGCTTTTTTTATTTCATCAATGCTAACACCACATTCAATTAGCAATGCTTCATCCCCATTGCTGAGGATGTATGCATTGCCTTTTGATCCTGTACCTACTACTTTAAGATTCATAGCTTAAAATCCTGGATCATCAGAAGTTTGTGATTCAAAACTTAATTGCTCCGATGATGGTGTAGTTTGAAGTATTTCCTCTTCAACAACCTCAGCATCTTCAACTTTTGAAAAATCTAAAGATTCGGCATTTGCATTTGATTTTATCTCATGTTGAACATTCGCATTAACAACATCAATTGTTTTATCATCTTCTAAGGGATCATAAAGAACAGAATCATCTGAACTACTTATTAATAATTTACAAGCTCTATTTAAAACAGTTTTTACGGCCATTTGATCCGCAAAGTTTTTATGTGCGGGAGAGTTTCCTTTAGCACCTCCTTGGTTCCAAGATGCTTGAATTTGATTTATATTCATCACTTCAACATCAACCGAACCATCATTCAATTCATAAACAGCATAAGCCCCTTTTATCTTATTTGAACCTACACTTTCTAAAGTTTGAAGGTGTTTGATAACTTTTCTTCTTCCTGTTGTTTGGTCAACTTCAAACTCGAAAGTATCGCCTTTAAAAATTGCATTTCCTTTGATACTCTTTAAATTTCCATATCTTTTAGCAATGGCAATATTTCCGGCATAAGAAATACTACATTCCAATTTATCTCCATAAGGAATAAAATAACATTGTTTTTCTATGGGCGATACGCCATAAACAACCATCTTTAATAACGCTTCTGCAACTGATGACTTATCGCATTTTGCAAGAATGTTATTCTTTGGATCCGATAGAATAATGTATGCCGATTTTAAAGCATTTTCAGCATTATATCCTTTTGGGAGTGTTAATTCTCCAGATGTTTGAAAAGCATCTATTTTTGCCAATACCTGTGCAGAAATGTCTTTTTTAATTTCTGCTACTGCAGTCGTGTTTGGTGTGCTCATTTTTCTTTTCTTTTAAGTTTTACAAATTTTATAGTATTAAATAATTGTCCTCTGCTTATTATTTTATGAACAACTGAAAAGTTGAGATTGATAATAAACGATGCAGGTTTAACCCCAATTTGGTAATGATAAATTGATCGTTTATTGTAAATCAAACAATTCCTCTGCAGATTTTATGGGTTCGCCTTTTATTAGATTTTCGGAAAATTGTATAGCCTCTTCCATATTAAATCTCATAATTTATTTCACGCATTATTTTTCTAGCCTCTTGAGCTAAAATGCTTCCGCTTTCAAAAATGTTCTCCTTATTCTGGTCAATAGAATTGAAAGCATTAATCAAAACTTCTTTTTTATACTGAAGTTCATTAATTTTAGATGCTAACTTTCTAGATGCTTCATCTAAATCTTTTCTCTGTCTTTGAAGTGATAAATCCATACTAAATGTCAAATATTAATTGTTGAATGTTTTTTGTTGTTATTTTTATGCATCTCACAAAAGGAAGGTCAAAGCCGTGAGTATGAATTTCTTTTTTTGTATTTTGATTGTGAGGGCAATTTGCAGTACAGTCGAAACTTCCTATTTTGATTCCAATGGCTACCGGACAACTTTCAGCTAGTGAACCATCGGAATTTCTTTTGATCTTGTAAGAGTTCATTAGGCAACCCTTAATTTTTTGTCTGTTTCGGAAACAATCAAATTGATTATCTGGCTTTCTATATCAATCAGATTGATTATGCTCTCCCTGTTATCAATAAATATTGGAGCGGTAACCTGGTAGAATTCGCAAAGTGTGTTGATAATATCTAAACCGGCATTGATTTTACTTGCTGTATTTGCATCTGAGAAAGGAACACCATCAATCAAAGCATCGCAACATTCAACTTCGCCTCCATTGATTTGGGTTTCAAACATCCTGAAATTGACAAATTTAAATTTGAAGTTGATTTTCTGTTCTAGGGTATCAATCTTAAGCTTATTGAAGTTCTCTATTATGAATTGCGTTTTCTCCACATTAGCAATTTGTTGTGCTAAATTGTTTTCTTCATTTTGCAAAACTATTATCCTCTGATCTATAGCATTTATTTGCGTTTCATTTTGAAGTTTTGATTTTATACTGTCAATTTCAGAAACCAACGACTTCCTCTTTTCAACTAATTCAGTATTATTAACTGCAGGTATTTCTTCAATGTTTGCTTCTAAAGTTTCTAATTCTGATTTTTTTATTTTATAATCAGCATTCATTGATAAAATACTTTCAAAGATTAAATTCTCTTGTAAATCATCAACCGGAGATACCTTTAAAGTTTCAGTTTCTAATTCCGCTTTTGTGTTATTAATTTCCTCCTGAAGTGATGAAGTATGAATTTTACCGTTTTCAATTCTTTGATTTAATGCTTCAACTTCTTTTTGCAAATTCCCCTTTTCTTCACTAAAGGCTTTCTCTATCGTCTGGATTTCCGAAATATTTTTTGCTTTTTGAACCTTAAAGTTGGCTTCCATTTCCGCTTTTTTGACCTCAACATCCGAAGCTTCAAAATCACGTTTACAAGTCGGACAACAAAAAGCACTTTCATCAAAATTCAATTTTTTTGCATTCTCGGCAGCCCATTCATTCCTTTTGCCCAGAATTTTATCGTCAACCTGTTGAATTTGATTTTCAAGTGCAACTACTTTTGAACTTAAAGTTGTAAGCCCTTGCTGAGCTGACTTCAGGTTTTCTTCTGAATCTTTAAGTTTGGCTTTTAACTTATCCAAAATTGAAGTATCCGGTTTTACTTTTTCTTTGGCTTCTCGCTTAGCGCTTTCTACTATGCTTTGTATTTCAGCTTTTAAATTGTTTGCCTGTACCCTCTTTGCTTTTTGAGCATCTAATTTTGATTGAAATGCTTTATTTGAATCAGCTATTTTGGTATCAATTTTATCAAGAGTCAAAATATAATTCTCTAAATCAGCCCTTAATTTTGAAAAATCGTAGGCTTCTGGTTTAGATCTTGTAACCTCATCTATTCTAGTAGGAATTGCTTTTAAATCTTCCTTCGCTTTTTTTATTGAAGCAGCAATCTGTTTACGATAATCATCAAGTGTCTTACCATTTGTAAGATTAGCAACAAGAGCCTCATATTCTTTATTTCCAGCTGCCAGATCATTATTAGAAATTGATCCTGCAATATCGACTAATACCTTTCTACGGTCCTGCCATTTTAAGGCATTAAAGGCTAATGGATTAGTAATTAATTTGAATACTGTTTCATCTAAGATTGCACTTACTTTGGATTGAAATTCTTTTTGCTGCATTGGAACATCGCCCCAAAAATATTCAGTAACATTCCCTGAAAATTCGCTCTCTAATGATCCCCTTTTTTTAACCCAATTTTCTTTTAAATCTTTTTGATGATTATTTCTTCTTCTTCAACATAAATTATTGCAGAAACTTCATGCTCAATTTTTGGTATTACGGTGTTGTTGGTATCAAGTGTTTTAATCTCAAAATCTTTTCTGTCCGTAGAATCTTTACCAAAAAGCAACCAGGTAAATGCATCAAAAATGGTTGTTTTCCCGGTACCATTGTCTCCAAAAATATTAGTGTTTTTATCAAATTTTATTTTTTGCCTTAGTATACCTTTGAAGTTAATAAGGTTTAATTCTTTGAGTTGGATATTTTTCATTTTGCTCTGTTTAAAAGTGATTGTTTTTCTTTGAATCGTTTGCTGAATCTTTTGAATTGATTAATTATCATTTCTCTACATTGTGCATCTGAAATGATTTGAGGTGTAGTACTTTCAACTTTTATTGGTTGAACATCTGCATTCAACATTTTTAAAAGTCTTTTCTTTTCTTCTGGAGAAAGAACCTCTATGACATTGAAGGCGGTTTCTGCAATCATTAGTCAAATGGTAAATATTCACAATCTTGATGATCTTGAAGCATTTCATCAAATTGAGGAACTTGAAACTTCCAAGCCAAAGCCAGAATGTTTTCAGCTTCCAAAGCATCTGATATTGTATCATCAAATGCCTTTTTTAAACATTTACCTAATAGAAACTTCGTTTTATCGTCAGCTAATGTTACTTTATAAAATCTTTGTATTAAATTTGTATTCATAATTAAATTTTTAATTGCCTTGCTCGGCGTTAGAATTTGATTGATTAGGCCATTGTTACAGCAATGGCTTTTTTATTCCTGGAAGTAGTGGTTGAATAAATGTGCAGCAATCATTATTGCACAACCGTATAATAAAATTTTTGTTACTATACTCCATATCCTTTCTGCTCTTTCATCTTCATCATCCATCCTTTAAATATTTAAAGTTTCTGATGTGAAAATTTCTTCTTCTGATTTACCAGTATGATCCATTAGAATTCTAACTAAATTATAGTCGCTGAGTTTTTTTGCCTTTCTTTTAGCATGAAGGTAAATTGTAGATTCGGCTACCCCTAGATGTTCGGCCATCTTCATACGAAGTTTAACATCATTCCTAATCAAATGATAAATTTCATCTCTTATTTTTAGTGCCATATTTAAAGTATTATAGGATTAGATGCCTTGCTGTTATCGACACAGATGATTTCATTTCCAAGGCAATCATTTATTTTTATCTTTCAGGCATTTCCAGAAAGGTTTACAATAACCCACCGCCTTAATATATTTTTAAGTTCTAATTTTGAACTATTTTTTTGCTGACAGATATTTATTTATCGCCTCTCGTGTCGAATATTTAACCTTACGCATACCGTATCGTGCCCACATTTTAAGATGTGTAAAAGGATTTCCACCTATTCAGTTTCTACACGTAAAAACTTAT